TTGATGTTATTTACATCATTATCTACGTGTTTTGATAACACTTTGTTGTTTTGTACCCCAAAATGTACCTCACCGCTTCACGCAAGAAAGATAATACAGTATAAACTATATTATGTCAAACATTTTTTTGTATTTTTTTATTTTATTCAATTTCTGTTAACGGTGTTGGATCAACCCAAACACCACCAATCTTGACAATATTCTTTTGAACATTCACTGCATCGACTCTGATTCTAGATACGTAGACTACTGCATTTGTGGTATGCAGTACATTGTCATTATATCCATCTGAATTTGGTACTTTGTCGACCAAACGAATTGGAAACCAACCACCTAATTGAGATAAGTAGCAACATAAATCATCACCAATCTTTTTCAAGCCTTGATTACCAATCTTCATATGCACAGAAGTAACATAGCTGCCTTCGTGCAAGATTTGGTCGATAGCTTCTGCGCTAGACTGTGTGGCGCCAACTGGCACATGAGGGTCTGTATCAATACCAGCATCATTAGTCCATCCAATCGCTACTCCATTACGATCAACACGATATGGATATTTGGTTCCTTTAATTACTCTACCAATGACACCTGACCAATCACCTTTTTTAACTGTAGAAGTTCCGTAGCAATTCACACTCAATGTGTTTGTACAGATAGGTAAATTAACTGAATATTTTTCTCCACTTGGAGTTGTAGGTTTTGGTGTTTCAACCTTTCCATCTAACTTTGCATTTACTTCATTAGCCAATTGTGGCATACGTGCTTCCAACCATGCTCCAGGGCATGATGTAGCCGCAAACATTTTGTGCATAGTCAATGATCCGCTAGAATTTCCTGTATAGTTCAATCTAAATCCATATCGTTTACAAATATCAACACATAGATTCACCAAGCTATCCCAAGTAGCTTGCGTCATTTCTCCAGTTGCGTTATTAATGTTTCCACATTCAATTGTAATTGATTGAGAATCATTCAACCAATTTGAACTTGTCCATGCAGCATTTTCTTCATCAACACTGCATGCAATGTCTCCATTAATTCCAATACAATAATTGGAAGATGCTTGACGAGTATTTCGTGCAAAATAATCTGCGCATTGTTTACCACTCCATGCCGCAGCCATGTAGTGTGGAGTGATTTTACAAACCTTATATCCAAAACGACCATCATAATGTTGTGATGTTCTGTTACAATATGTTGCTAATCCGGAATACGACATTCTTCATCTACACCTTCTTCCTTGCCATTGCTTAATTCTTCTTTTGCTTCTTCTGATAGATTCTCATAATCTACTACTTTTTCTTCATCATTCATTATTATTCCTCCGGTACACTAATTTCAGGTAATCCGCCAATACTAGTCAGCAACGAGACGATGCCTGACAAAAACGCTGACGAAATTACAACTCGCCAATCAACGGCTTCCAATAATGCAGATGCTCCAATAACACCAACAGCAGTTTGAGCAATTGTCTTTAATGCTCTAATACTTGCATAATAGCCATATTGAATCCACCATTCTTTACTATATTTTTTCATTTACAAATACCTCCTATCCTAATAATAGTATTTAAATCGTTTGTACACTGTACAAAATAAAAGACCGTATTTAACGGCCTTATTGATACATATTAAACATGTCTCGTATATGTGTCTTAATCATTGTTTTTTCTTCATCTGAATCAACGCATCCATGAATCATAGTTACGATTTGTTGCATACATTTCATAGTCTTATCTAATTCACGATGAGACTTTTCTAAATCCATATCACCTTTTGTACGCTCATATTCTTCTTTGAACGCTTTATATTTTTTCAAATGTTCTGCAAGCTTATAAACAATATCTTCTGTTTCTGGATCATGAATATTATATCCATCATTATCTTCTTTTAATCTTGCGACAGTTGAAACTCCATCTTTTCCTATCTCAATTTGATATTTATTTCTCATTGCTTCTATAGTTTCAATGTCTTTGATATTATCTAAAGCTTGAGATAATGCGTGGAAATAAGATTCTGCATATCCGTATTTCTCTAACATGTTTACTGACTCATGCATTATCTTTTCATTAACTTCCATTGCTTTATGCATATTTTTCACCTACGCAATCTTTTTAATGATGATATTTGCATTTTGAACAGATAGATCTAAACCACTGTTATTTGCTAATGCAATTGTATAAGATGCGCCACATGGAACTTGAATTAGAGTGTCTCCACTTACATTTCCATACGCACTTGCAGTTGCAACAGTATAAATAGATTGTGTTCCACCAATTGCTTCTCCATTTAGCTCAAGCACTAGAGAAGCTTGTCCTGGCGTTGCACTCGTAATATCCGCAGTATAAGTTATTTCATAGATACCTGGCTTTGTTAGTGTAAACAATCCACTTCCTAGATCATGAGCAAGCCAACCTTTACATGGGCACTGGCAAGATTTGCTTCTTACTCTGTCTGTTGGAAATAATACATTTTGTCCATTCGCTACTGTCTGAACAGCCGTAGCAATACTATTAATCATTTCTTTTATCCTCCTATTAAAATAGGGATAGCCTTTCGACTATCCCGTTAAATCCAAAGGCAATTGCCTAATCACATATGTGCTAGATTATAAGTTGTTGTAGCCATTACATCCACATCCGTTGTTGTAAGCGTAATATGGTGAACATGTAATGTAAGCTGGTTTTGGTGTTGGCTGCAAAGTATTAATGATATTTGCTGATTGTGCCTGTTGACTTAATTGGAAATTAGCCGTCAATAAATCACGGTCACGATCAGCTAAACGATCACGTAATTCTTGCATAGTATTTGCATTGATCAATGCACGTGTTGCTTCACCTTCTGAATGAATTGCTGTTGTAATGTCACAAGTATTTTTGAAACTTTGAGCATTTACATTGTCAATTGCTCGTTGAGTGTTGCAGCAGCATTCTTGTTGCTGAGCTTGCAAGTTTTGAAGTCCTAACTGATTAGTATAGCGACTTTCTAATACATCACGTTGAGTTTGACAACCTGTTTGAGATACATTTGTGTTTGTGTTAAAAATGTCTCGTTTAATGAATTCTTCATTCAATAAAGAATCATTTGTTAGGTTTCCGTTGCCATATCCTCCATATCCAAATAATACGAAGATTAGCAAGATCCAAATCCACCAACCTCCTCCGTCTCCAAAGCCGTCATTTCTTTCGGCTAAGTTGTAAGTTGGTTGAATTCCCATTCCGTTTTCCATCATATATGTTCTCCTTTCTTTCTATAATAACGGTTTAGCCGTTGTTACCTGATTCCAAACTGTTTTGCCATTTGTTGCAGTTGTTGCTTTTGTTGTGGATTTAAATTACCCATCATCTGATTTAAAATCATTTGTGGATTTTGGCCACTGTTCATAAGCATTTGAAATTGTTGAAATGCTTGTGGATTTTTCTGCGACAACATATTCATTAACATTTGTTGGGGATTTCCCATATTCATCATATTCATTGGATTCATATTACCCATAATACTTTTTAAAGGATTCATTTTGTTTGTGCTCCTTTCTTTGGCTGTTCATTAGCTTGTTTTGGTGGTTTGCTTAATGCACATATCAAATCATCTAATTTCTTTTCGATTCCATTTACACGATTTTCTATACTGTTAGAAGCATCTTCCGTGATTTCTTCAAATTTAAATTTTTTAAATGTTCCATCTAAAGATTTCATATAAAAAATAGATTTATTGTTATCAAATAAAATCGTTGGTAAATTTGCATTCGCAAAGTTTCTAGCTTCATTCTCATCATTCACCCATTTTCCATTAAAATCAAAATTACCTTGTTGTTGTGGTGTAATCTGATTATTAATATTGATAGGTGGAATATTTGCATACTGTTGTACTTGCTGAATTTGTTGATCTATCATTTGTCTTTGCTGCATCAAACTGTCAATTCGTGCTTGTGCTGGATTATAATTGTTATACATTTCAACCACCTCTTTATTACGCTTTAATTATATGGTTACGCAACAAATAATTTAATACTCGAATAATACTCATAAAATACCCAAAATAAAATGAGCAACCATTATAGATTGCTCACATATTTATCGAACATTTTTCTTGCTTTGCATACTCTGTTCCTTATGGTTTGTACTTCCATATGTAATGCATCTGCAATTTCGGTACATGACATATCATATACATATCTCATAATCAAAATCTGTTCATATTTCTTTCTTAATCCAACAGATTTGATAAGTATTAATGCATCATTAGGACGTATCTCTTTTAATCTGTTAGCTTTGTTAATATAAACCACCGCCTTAATTAAATTCGTTGGTTTGAATTAGCTTCGCAAGAACAATTATTCACATGATCATCTTTCCAATAACCACAACAAACAATAGTAGAATAAAGAACAATAATCACTAAAACCAATACTGTAATAATCGTTCTACTTGTTTTATAGTTTCTATCAATTAATTTTGAGCAAAAACCATAAATGTTATCTACTTTTTCTTCTACATTTTGAAGTTTCTTGTTTGCATCTTTAATATCCATTTTTATTACGATCCTCCAACGCTTCTACACGTTTAAACAAAGTAGTTATTTGTTCTTTTATTTGAGAAAGCTCCACTTCCATTGAATTGCTTCCTTTTTTAATTTCTGAAATTGAATCTTTAATATCACTTAAATCTGATTTAATATGTTCTAATTCATTCTTCAAAAATGCCATATTGGATATTTGCTCTCCATCCATCTTACGTGTGCCACGATTATACGTAATAAATGCAATTACAAGCATGCATGCAGAAATAATAACACTAAGATATTCTCCACTCATAAAAACATCACCTATTTATTAACGATAGAATTTTTTTGTTCTACACTAATCCATCCAATAGAAGCAAAAATTTCTAAATCATTATTTGTAAATAAACCTAATTCATAATACGATTTAATTAATTCATAACTCATACTACTTCACCCCATTCATCTGAGCTTTTAACTGTGCGATTTGTAACATTAATTGTGCGTTAATCTTCTCTTGCTCAGTTGGCACTGCTTTTGGTTCTTCGATTGTTGGTTTGTCTCCTTCTGCAACCTCAATCACTTTACCTTCTACAAATTTGTAGTTATATCGACCTAATTCATCAACTAATCCTTTTTCTAGATACTGACTTTGAGCATGAGCGTATTTATCACCTTGTCCTTTGTCAATCTCTGTCATAGTTGACATTTCTTCTTCTGATAAGAAGATTTCTGAATTAATAGATGTGATGTATCCATCTTGTAATGATACATATACTTTATATTCGTTCATAGCTTCCTCCTAATAAATTTCTGCGTCTACACTTATTGTTGTATCGTTTAAATCTACACCAATTGCAGTATTGTTTAATGAGGTATCTACAGGATTTGTATATACACGTAAGTATTGATTATTTGCATAGCCATTGGTTGTGTTAAACGAGATTTGTTTACCTGTTCCGTTAACTCTAAGAAAAGTTTGCTTGTTAGCCCCTGTAAAGATTACATTTCGACTATTTCGCATATAAACGCCCCTTGCAAAAGGAATATATATAGCGTTATTAGCTCCATAGCCGGCTAATGAACTCTCTAGAACTACATAGAATCTTTGACACTTCAAAATTTCTTCCGCATAATTTGGAGCAATAAATTCCGTAGCTACTTTACCTTGTTCCAATTTAACCCATTTAAGAGTTATGTTAGTTCCTCGATTCAAAAAGATTGTAAATGCTTTTGTGCTCTTACTTGTATGTACAACATTTAATCCTTGTTTCAATACAACTTGTGAATTATCATCTGCCACCATTGTTACCGTTCCGCTTACAGATGTTACATAGCATGATAATGTAGAATCACCTTCCGTCGCATTTTCTAAATATTGTAGAAAAGTTCCGGTATCTGTGTATTTGTCATTCTTGACTGTAATACCTCCATTAGCGTTTGACGTAACTGTTACATTCCAAATTTTCCAACGGTCTACTGAATAACCTTGTTTTTCGTAGCTCGTAGCACCTCTTTGATTGATTTTAAAATCCGGATTAATCAATAAATTCGGATTACTGAATTTTTTTCCTAAATAATCAGCTAGTTGCGATAATAAACCTTTTTTCAATCCTGCACCATTGTGTACAGGCAATAAGCTATTATCAGTGAAACTAGGTAATGCGTCTAATTCTGTGACTTGTTTTCCTGGCATGTTATTCCTCCTTAATTTTATACTTCCAATCCGTTCCGACTTCTCCACTTGCTACTTCGTAAGACCAGTCAGCTAGGATTGTATTTCCTTTTTCATCCACTAATTCTTGAGCGCTTGTTGCGTTCAAATTTGTAGTAAAGTGGTTATTCATAACCATTTGATTCAATGCATTATGTGATGTGGTTACAGACTTTATTTTCGAGACAAGCCACTGAATAGAAGCTTTGTCTTTGAATACGAAAGCCATATGCTAACCCCACATTGTGTTTAAATCATTTGTAGTAATCGCAGTTAATTCTGATTTCTTAACATACGCCGATAAATCAATGTCTGTATTACCAATCTTTTCAAATGTTTTAGTTTCTGAAAGCCAAATATACTCATCATAAATATCTTGAGTTCCATGTGAATGTGCAACCAAATAAATAACACCATTTGAACCTGTAGCAGGTAAGCTTGTTACCTTTTCATATCTAATAGATGTGATATTACCGACTGCCGAATTAATCAACGATTGTACTTGTGATTGCGTTTGATACCCTTTAGCCGTGATAATTGACTCAACGCTCGTTGCCGACTGATATCCACTGTCATTCGTTAATTGCGATGTCTTTGTCGGTACTGTAACATCTACGGCTTTTGAGCTTGGCGTTAACTTCGTACCATTTACCTTTACCGACTCAATCACGTTCACTTGAGCACCATTTGCGATACCACTTAATTTTTGCTTTTCTGCGCTTGTGTAGTCATTTGTCGATAAGCCTTTACCACTTACAACGTCAACTTTTCCACCTAATGCAGATTTAATCTTACTGATTAAGAGCGTCAATCCACTCTTATCTAAATATTCAATAGCCATTCTTTTTCCTCCTATAGACTATTCCATAATTCATCTAGTTCGATTGTTGATACAGATGTTACAGAACCTTCTGCCATAGCCCCTACATCTTCCGGAGTGTATACCGGTCTTGTTTCTGCTTTTGCCCATTTCGGAACTGTTGGGTCTATTTCTTCAACTTCACCAATGATTTCATTTCCATTTAATTTAGGTTTGTTTCTGAGCTTGTTATAGTCGGATGTGCCTCCTCCATATTGTTCCTTGACTTCTAAATTCAAATCATCACTATTTCCATCTACTTCTATATCAATCTGCTCTGAGTCATCCTGAACATCCAACGTAACTTGATTCATTAAAATCATGTAATCACTTCCTTATCAAGGATTCTATGTACTGTAGTTGTAGCTATTGAGCTTGCTATCGCTAACCCATCTTGTGTTATAGCTCTTAATTGTACGTTAACTATCCCTTTCTTGAATTTAAGTGTTTCTTCTTGTGTTAATGTGATTCTAATTTCATCATCTTCAATTTCAATTTGAGACATATCTTTTCTTAAAAGATGTCCATCTTGCTCAAATGTAATGTAAACACTTTTTAATTCACTTAAATCTATATTGTTAACATTTATAACAATTGTCGGTGTTGTTCCTTGTCTCATAATCTCACCTATTCAACTTTATATCGCCAATCTGCTTGCAATATGTTATTTTCTTCATCTATCAGTTCAGAATCTATATCAATTAATAAAGGTGTATAAAAATGGTTATCTAATATCATTTCCATAATATTAGAAATCTGTATTCTTATCGCATTTCCAGCTGTTGAATAAATTTTTCCGTCATATCCTATACGAATATCCGTTATTTCAGTATTGGCATCAGGCAAGCTTCCTGAATCGAATAATTGATCTACTCTAGATTTCAGAACATTTAAATCCTCAAAGCGTATGCCATACTTGGAAATTAAATCATTTAATTCTTCAATCCCTGAATCTTTTATATTTGTAATTGTTGTTACACCTGTATCACGTGCTTCTCTTATATCTTTCACTGCTTGATTGCACTTTTCGGACACTAGTAAAAGCATCATCGCAATCTCATCTCGTTCATTTTGATCTAATGAAGCAGATTTTGAATATATACTTTCAGGAGTAACAACTCTTGATAGTGTAGTAGCCCATCTTTTTTGAATGTTTCCATCATCATCTACAATAACCGCACTCACCACAAAATAAAGATCACCTTTATTTTTTAATGCGTTATTAGGTACGATCCAAGCAAATTCACACGTATCATAGTAAGTAACTTTATCTGTAGTTATACTTGACCCAATAATGTTTTTTGAATCTCGATAATTAACTCGTATTAAAGCATCTTCCATTTTAAATATTTCTGAAACCGTATTTATAACCCTAAACCGAATATATTTAGAATCTTTATCGTATTGAACACCAAATACGTTTTCAGGATCAGGGATATAAATCTCACGAGTACGTGCATCAATAACAAGTGTCTCATTATCTACACCTGCATATGTATCTAAGTCAAAGCTTAAAGTTGCATTTAATTTAGCCATTTCTACCCTCCTCTTACTATCAATGTACCAGATAACGGTGTATCATGAATACCATTTGCCATTACTCGAATAGCCCAAGAATAAGTTCCAACTTCTAAATCATCTGTAGGACACCTGATTTTTAAATCATCTTTAATTTCAACACATTTAACCATTTTAAAATTTTTCATAATAACAAATAAACATTGATCTTTTTCTCCAGGTATAAATGTGTTTCCACTTTTGAAATTAAAAGATATTTCAGAAATGATAGTATCACCTTGACGAATAAAGATATGATCTCTTTTTATCTCCATGTATGCTCCTTCCTTCTACTTATATAGAATTGCCTTTTTCCATTCCAATCCATCAAAAACAAATAATCTACATAACTGATAATTACTTCTATTCTGTGTAACTGCTAATGAATAGCCCCGTTTCCATCTTGTTCCATCAAACCTCCACACTTCCATGTGTGTAAACGTTGTATTGAATTTAACGTTCACCCATGAAGATGTTCTGTCTAATGAATCTGTAACAAGTACTTGAATCGTTCTTTCTGTATTTTTTGGAACAGAATATAGCTTAAATTCTCTAGAATCCACTGTGTTTTGACTTGATCCATCTTTGTATGTTACTGATTTAACATGTCCATCATCCGATGTATGTACAGTGAATTTCACATCATCTGTATTTCCACTACCTTTGATAATTTCAAAATCTACATAAGTTACATATACAGAAGCGTAGTTTTCCAATGTAGTGGCCTTTAATACCGTTTGTGACAATCTATTTCCGCTACAGTCTGCCATATAAGATTCTACATGAAATTCATATTCTGTTTTCTGAGTAAGACCAGTAAAAGTATAATTTCCATTTAAATTATTACTTACAAATTGTTCATCCTTATTAGAATATAAACGTAATGTATATAAGTTATATGGATTCGTTTTCAACTTTCCAAAAATTGAAATGTCATTGTTTCCAACACCTGATATCCATGCATCATATGATGGTAAATCAATTAATGGTGTAGTCAATCTTGCTTTCCCCGATAAATTAGGAAAGCCTTGACAACTCGCATCCCATTCAAAATACCGTTGTCTATTGCAGTACATAGGGTCATTAATTTGTCCTAGATAATACCATCCTGAATCCTGGATATAATTTAAATCCCATCTTGAAATAGTTTTAGAAAGTCCTCCGAGAGTAACAACATTGTTTGCTTGGATTTTGAAATTTCCGGTGTATCTAAACCTTACATCCGCTTTAAATCTTAAATTAGGATACGAACCTTCGTATCTCTCGTTGTAAGATTCAAACGTAAGCATTAAATACGGATTATAGGTTAACGTTGCTAAAACAGTCATACACTATTCCTCGTATTTGATATAGATATCCCCAGCTTTATCACCATCTTGTACAGTAGGATCTGTAGTTCCACTACGTACATTTACAGTAAGCTTTAATCGATCATCAAATTGTTTTTGATATCCTTCCAATGTTTTAATAGTTGTTTGTGCCTTTGCAATCGCATCTAACAGATTTTTAAAATTTTCTGTTGAATCAATACCACTATCTAACGCAAAATTCTTTACAACTTTAATTTTAAATGAGAATGAAGTTACAAATGTATTATCTGAACTCAATACGATTTCAGCACTTACAATACCTGATTCTGCTAGAATATTTGCAAACGTTTCTGTGTCAGAAAATGTAATTTCATATGCATTTGAGTTTTCAAATCGTGATACGCTAGTCGCATCCACACTTATATTTAATCCACTTGGCTTTTCAATCCACAACGTAGCCGTTAATGATGAGTCAGTTTCTGACGGTTCATCTACAATCACATCATCACTCACAAATACAATAAGTCCTCGTCCTGTATCTCCTTGAAGCATTTCCAACATTAAATCAGAATTATCTTTTGTAAGACTCACTGTTAAATGACTATATACAATCGCCATGTTATACCTCACTTTCTAATACAAGATCTAAATCTTCAGGAAGTTCTTTAATCAAGTTATAGGTCATTTTGTTTAAATAGAATTTTTCCCTTTTACCAAACTCAGTTTCTACATAAATCGAATCATTTATTTTTAACATCTGTGCATCAGGAACATTAGATGAAAATAGTTCTTCAAATTTAATAGAAGTTTCTGTTTTTGGTTCTTGCAATTCTTTCTTTAAAGATTTTTTTGCTTGTATTCTAAGATAGTTTCTTAAGTTTGCTTCATTTATAAATACGCCCAATGTTGTTTTCTTTGCTCCTGAATCATCCGCAATCAATTTGATATCGGAATACTCTTTCACATCAATTCTGTGAATTTCATCCGTATCCCAATTACTAGCCTTAACGATCTCGTTATTCGGTAGAAGTCGTCCATTGTACGCTTTCGGTATAATTCCTGTTACAACATTTTCCATCGACTTCTTTTTAGTGTATTCAGACATTTCTTTATTACTTATAAAGAAATCATTTGGTTTCAAATTGGAAGCATAGTAATCTGGATTTCCAAAATAACAGTCATAATTGTTGAACATCGCAACATATCTGTTGTTTTCACATTCAGGCCATCTGTTCATCATGGAATTTTCTTCTGTGCCAAACAAACATTGGATCAGATTATATCGAACCCAATATGCCGTTTGTGTGGAATCCACATCTTCAACCATCCATTTACACGCATTTCCAACTTCGGCAGTACCTCTATCAGCAACAATAACTTTATTTCCATTGCCAATACTCGTTGAACTAGGATAGATGCCATAATATATGTTTCCATATGGTGCAATCTCGTAACTAGAACCATTGTTAATGAACCACCATTTCTCAGAATTATCTGATGGACTTTCAGATAGGCTTCCTAACACAACCTTTCCTGAATCCAATTTAAGCCATCTACATGAACATAATGATAAAATTCCATATATGTCTCCATATCTATCTGAACCAACTTTTCTCAACATGAAAGTCTGTGCAGATGTCCTGTTTCTTTGATACATCTGTAATTGTATAGATGCATCTTCACTTGCACTTGGAACATCCAAACAATACCCGCTATTCTGAACATTTCGGAAATAAACGATTTTTTCATCCTCTGCATTAACGTTGGCATAATTCGCATATTCCCCATGTCCATAAATTTTATAAGGATAATTCGGTTTAGACTTTGTGATAATATCATTTGCCGTATTTATCGCATCTTGCCACGTGCCACTCATAGTACGATCATCAAACACAAAGGCTTCTTTTTGAGAATCAAAGAACACATGTGTTGCATAGCATGTATACGTATCACTTTGTTTGTTGTATTTTGGATACGCAATTCTATATAGCTGTGGTTCTTCAAAATTTATATCCACTTTAAACACGGATTCATCACTGATTTCCATACCCATCAAATCACTTTTTGGGAATTCTATTTCTACGCACCAAATAGAATTTCTTTCAAATACTGCTTTTGCACTAACACAATGTCGTAAAATCACATCTCCATTGCGTTCTTTCATTTGTGCAAATGTTGTTTTTTTTCTAGAAAAGAATAAATGAATCATCTTTATTTCTCCCTATAATTACGTATAATTTCTGCACGAATAGCACCAATATCTGTTGTGATCAATACATTATTTGAACCATAATTAAACTTAAGCCCATCAAACGAACCACTTGTTTTCAATGTGTCATATTTATACGTTCCATTTTTATAGTATGTTTTCATATAAGAATTTTCCGTATTGATTTCAACATAAGAAATATCCGATGTACCATTGAAAGGATTTGTGATCGTAAAATTATTTCCATTACAATTGATCGTAATGTTTTTTGCGTTCATGGAAGTGTTATATAAACGATAGATTGGATATGCTGTTTCATAATAATTCGCAAGTTCTACCTTTTTACCACTTACAATATCGTATGGTCTTGAATACTTATTTACGTATCTGTAAGGTTCACAAATAAATGTGATTGTAAATTCACTCGCTCGTCCAAAGTCTCTTGAATCCATATCGAACGTTACATTTTTTACCTTCCAATAATGTTCTCTATCATCACTAGTTAACTCCAATATTCCTTTATTTCCATTGAAATATTGTTGGATTTTATAAATACGATCTAGATATTCTTTTTTGCTATTTAAAACAAAGTTGCATTTAATAGGAATTTTGCGATCTTGATATACACCTGTATGACGATACGATGTAGTACCATCACCAAGTGTAGATGTTTCTACAATTTCCTCCGCCATAGGAATAACGGGGCGCTCACTTACCTTTAATAAATACATAATATTTTGTGTATAACGCAGTTTATTTTCAGGTGTAAATCTAAAATGATACATTCTATGAACCTCCATTTCCCCATGATTTCAACATATCTCGAATTGATATAATTTCTTGTACAGTATCTGTAACAACATTTCCATCCAATTGCATAGGTTGTAGATTGATTGTGATATTGCTATCCAATATTGCATTTAAAGCACTCGTTAAATTGTCCATTCTTTTGTAAATACCATCCAAGTTTAAATTGTATGCCGTAGAATTAGAGCGCGATACTGTACCACCCATAATAGATGTAGTAGCATCACTAGCCGCTGCATATGCGCTTGTATCAGCCAACGCTGCAATAGAATCAGCACTCATAGGTGCAACATCAGAATCAACAACAGGTCGAGATAAATTATCTAAAGAATGTTTTTCAGTTTTGTGTACAGTTTTCTTTATAGTTGTAATAACAATAGGATCTTTGGCAGCTGCTTTTGCGTTATGGATAGCTTTTTCAACTTTTTTTGCATAATCTATAGTTGCTTGCGCATACGGCTCATAAGCTTTCAATAATGCACTTCCACCTGATTTTCCCATAGAACCAGAAGATGCCTTTGCATTGGATTTTCCATCGCCCATCTTATCTCCAGTATCTTTGGATTTTTTTGAAGCTTTATCTTTAGCTTTATCTAATTCCTTTTCTAATTCGTCAACTCCGCCTTTTGCCAAAGCTTTCATAGCTTGATCAACAGTAATTGTTCCATCTGCAATACCTGCTGCACATTTTTGTGGAATTTGTTCACCATCATAATTTGATTTCGTTAATGCTTCCTCAAACTCAATCAGGTTATTCAGCATTGTATTCGCTTCTGATACACTGCCTGCATTTGAAATAATACTGTAAGCCATGCCTTGTGGAATATTAAGCCCAGCTGCACTTGCATTATCAACTAACTGCTGAAATGTCATCATAGATGCCACAAAATTACTTGCCGTTTGATAACTTTCTGTGCCATTCATGATTCCGCTTGTTAACTTTTCAGGAATTTGAATACCAGCTTCACCAGCTTTATCTATAGCACCTTGTAATGATTGTTTTAACGAATCTCCAATTTTTGTATAGCCACCCGTTTCTGCCTGGTTGTTGAGATCTAGTAAAGTTTTATTTGTTTCTTGCATTTTAGTTGCCATAGTTGCTAAAGAAACGTTTGCTTCATCTATTTTCTTTCTCAACTGCTCAATCTGAGTTTGATACCTTAATGCCTTTTCATTGTCTCCATCTTTAAATGCTTGTGACTGTTTGACTTTCAATTCATCCATCTTGTCATTTAATCCATGAACACTCTCTGTTACTTCACTATATTTCATCTGTTGCTTAATTAAAGCTTTTGTTTGTTCTTTAATCGCTTCTGCATACGCTTCTTGTTTAGCAGCTTCTTGAACTTTTTGAATGTATTCTTCTAACGCTTGATTGTTTTCAAACACCTTGCCTGTATTATCGGCAACTTTTCCTGTATTTGAATCAATTGTTAAACCGAGATCAGGATAGATTTCATTCAATTGATTAACAGCTTCTTGCAACATTTGTTTCTGTATAGCATTTTTGTTTTCTACACCATTTAATTGTTCAATCGTTCTCATCAAAGAATTAGACTGACTAATATTCTGTTCATTTGTAGCCAAAATGGTTTCTGATTTTTCTTTATATTCATCAATTTTTTTGTTGAACGAACTAACACTGTCTACAACTTTTAAATAACTTTGCGCTACTGCATCATTCTTAACAGCATTTTCTAAAGCTTTTTTATTTGCCTTTTCAAACATAGGAACTAACACTGCAATTTCAGCAGCTGCCAATCCAACAGCTATTCCAACTCCACCCAATGCAATACTTGAACTTTTTAATGCTTCAGTTGTAACACCAGTTCGCTTAAACAATTTTGTCAATAAGCCATCAGTTTTATCTACAGGGCCACTTAAATTGTTTAGTTCACTTGCCGTTTTGCCAATCCATGAAGAAACTTTTCCAAATCCATTTGTCAACTTCTGAGCGCCACTAAATATTTTTCCTAATCCTTTTGCGGTTGGATAAGCGGCTGCCGTCAACAACAACATCTTTGCGATTGTCTGTTGTGTTCCTTCATCTAAATCAGAGAATGCATTAGCTGCTTTTTTTACAACTTTTAAATTAGATGTAAGAGTAGGTGTAAATGCCTGGCCTAGTTCATCAGCGGCTTGTTTAACTGCTTCCCATGTCTGTGACATTTGAGATTTTAATGTTCCATATCGTTTTTCCGCTTCAGTTGCCATGGCTGAATTCGCTTGCCATGCATTTTGAGAAACATTTAATGCTTTAGCCAATACATCCGAACTTTGTGCCAAAGCACCCATTGACTGTGCTTGTCGTACTTCCTTAATGCCTAATTCATCCAATGTTTTTGTAACATCCGCTGACTTTCCGATACCTTGAACAAACTTTAAGAATGTTCCCGCTGCATCTTCTCCCCAAGCCTTTTGGAATTGTTGAGAAGTCATGCCGGATACTTCTGCAAACTTTTGTAGTTTCTTATCTCCCGTAGAAACAGATAGATCAATTGTCTTCAACATTTTAGAGACAGAACTACCACCAGCAGCGGCTTCAATACCTAATGAAGATAATGCAGTTGATAACCCTAATACTTCATTAGAGTTAAAGCCTACCATCTTACCTGCAACACCTAATCTAGTAGCCATATTCATAATATCTGCTTCGGTTGTAGAGAATTTATTTCCCAAATCTACGATTGTAGAACCTAAACGAGAATAATATGTATTCGTCTTTTTAGACTGCGAAACCATTACGTTTGAGAACTTGGCAATACTTTGTGCTGCTTCTTCACCAACAAGATTTGTAGTATCACCCAATTCTGTAATAGTTTTAGTAAATCCAACAATAGAATCTGTAGGGATACCCATTTGTCCTGCAAGTTCTGCATAATGTGCAATATCTTGATATGTACTCGATGTATTCTGTGCAAGATCTTTTAATCCAGCATTGATTTTTTCAAACTGTTGAGGGGTTGCATTTACAGTTTTTGTAACACCAGTCCATGCATCTTCAAAATCAATTGCAGTTTTTGTTGCTCCGACAATAACCGCTGCTGACAACGCAGACAAGGGTTTAATAGTTTCTGAAAATTGATTTGCTTTCTGACTGGCAACACCAAATGAATGTGATAATTTTAATATATTTTCATTATCTGTAATAAAGCTTTTATTCAAGCTCTTTAGTTCATTGTTTAATGTTGCTGCACCAGCTCTTAGACCATTAAACGTCCTTTGTGATTCCTCATATGTGCTTCCTAAGTCAACAAGATTTTTCTTTTGTTCCGCAATTTTTGCATTGTATTCCTTTTGTGAAGCACTATTTGCCTTCATAGAAACTGAAAGTTCTTTATTTCTAGCAGTTAGAGTGGAAATTGCGTTTTCACATTGTTCTGTAGTGTGATAACTATCGCCAATCGCATCTTTCCATGCTTGGATTTGAGTTTGATTTGTCTTATATTCTTTTTGTAAGGCACTCATCGCCGATTCAGTACTGTTTAATTTAGTCTGATATTGCGATAACGTGTCTTTTGATTTGTTAACTTGATCTGCCCATTGTTGTTGTGTTTTAGGATATTCTTTAAGCTTTTTGTTATAGACATCCAATTGCTTAGAAGTGCTCTGAATCTTATCCTTTAATAGATTTTGGTATGTCGCAAATGAAGAGAAATCATTCGGATTTAGCTTCATTGAAGCTTTTAGTTTAGACATTGTTTTGTCTAATCCTGATGTTTCTCTTTTGATTTCATTTATCGCTTTCTGAAATCCTGTAGTATCTCCATCAATCTTTACGGAGATACCTTTTATTTGACTATAACCTGACAATTTTAGTACCTCCTAAAATCTGTCAAAGTCGCTTTGGACTGCTTTACGGATATGTACTTTGTTACGAGATTGTTTGTCTGCTCTTGCACTCATATTGCTTTTAGCTATGATCAAGTCAAACATCATTCCAATGTCCATATCATCTATTTCATTCATCTTAAGCCCTAAATTCATGCACCCTATAATCAAATCAGAGTAGCTAACTATTCTTTTTTTTTGTTTTTTTCTTCTACATCTTCTGATTCACTATCGATAGTTGGACTGTTCGCAAAAACGATTTTTTCAAACACCATAATGCCTACTGTGACAAATGTGTCATAGTCTACAACATTATCAATAAAATCTGAAAAATCTTCCGTTTCTTTTCCTTGAACAACATCATATGCTTTGATACATGCCCACAACACACGTTCAAAGAATTCTGAACCATTCGCTTCTAACAATACATAATATGCAGGTTCATCTTCTTCATCTGTTCCCACTTTCTTTTTGATAGCTTCCGAAAACTTCATCTGTGCTTTCTGAGTGTCAACCAACATATCTCTATTGAAGTATTCTCTATAGATTTTCGCTGTTTTACCTTTATAAAGAACACCATATTCTTTTTCATCAATCTTAATTTTTGTTTCCATATAACCTCACAAAGAGGGGGTTGCCCCTCTTATAATGTGCTCACTTCCTTTCCATCATCACTTTGTACAGCTACCGGTGTACTTTCTTCCTGGCTCATTTCACCAGCTTTTGGAGTAGGTAATGTTGGAGCAGTTGTAAAGAAACTCTCATAATTTGTATCCCCTTTACGACATTTTGCCTTTACCCATTGATGATCATCTTTCTCAATGGGAACTGCTGTAATATCCATTGATGTAGTAGTAGGATCAGTGCTTTCTTCTTTTGTTTCACCTTCTACATTTGGTCGTGCAAATACAACCTTATAGAAGATATGTTTAGTAGCACTTACATCACCTTCAAATTGGAACATAAGCGCAACATTATTAGGCAATACGTTTGCATCTTCTGCTAAGTTACCTTCTTCTGTTGTCACTGTATTGAAAATCATTTTTTCAATTTCTTCAGGAATCTCAGACATTTCCAAACTTCCTGAATATCCATTGTTTGTATTCGTTGTGAAATACGCAGTGTTATCTGCATAATATGTATTTGTATCTCCTTCTGGATCTAGTGTTAATGATTTAGCACCTTTCCACGCAGTAGGCGTACCATATGTAATTGATCCTGCACTTTCTGTAATAGAACATACATGTACATTTTTTAGACCGAATCGTACTTTGTTTTTTTCTGCCATAGTTTTTATCCTTTCAAATATTTTTCGATTAAACTTGGCAGTTCCTTGATTGCGTTTGTTTCTCCATCTTTCCAGTGCTTAAATGCACGTGTACGTCTAGGAGAATTCCATAAATTATGTCCGTTTTCTAGTAAATGAGTTAATGAGTATTCGTGGCCACTCGCATAAATAACACCGCGTGTATGTGCTAATTCACGTTCTATCTTATATGTTATAGACCTTTTATATTTGCCCTTTCTGCGTGTGTTTCTATGATCTACATTGGCCTTAGCTTTAATAATATCTTTAGAATCTTTTGTAGTTTCTTCTACTGCTCTATCAATCTGAGCCAAAGAATGCTCTTTATATTCTTGAATAATCTTTCTGATTTCAGGCCCAAGCTGCGACATATCGCAATATACATCATTGACGGCCAACTAATGTCACCGCCCATTCTGTACAGTGTACTTTTTGAGCTTTTATATCTTCATCTGTGATGGTTTGGTATGGTATTTCTAATTCATCAAACATACCTTCGACTTTAGCTTCTAATTCAAAGTCTTTTTGATCAGTCACTAATCTATATATGTAAGTTCCAATCTTACAATACGTTCTATTGTCTGCAAAGTAATTATTTGTATAATCCAATGCATAATTCCCATAGGGGGTATGGGGTTTTGATTTGAAACTGCCATATACAAATTGTCCTTCACCTAAAAGTTCAGTGAATTTAGCTACAATCTGTTGTCTTACTGTTTCCATTCTCCAGCATCCTGTTGAACATATAGTTCAATCGTATCTCCGGATGGGAATGTACGATAAACCGCATACTTTTTGTCGTTGTATTTCACTGTCGTTTCATCATTGTAATCAATAGTAGGAATAACAAGCTTATACGCTAACTGTATGCCTGCCTGGTAGGCTTCATTAAATTCTTTTGAATAAATTCCACCGACACGGCAAAATACTTCCTTCTCAGTTTCATTAACACGTTCCACACCATCTGCATCCACATATCTTTCTTTTTCAATCAGATATGCCACATCGTAGTAAAGATTATTCTCACGAGTATATTCATATGCCATACTATTTCACCTTCTTATGAGATTTATCTGTCATAAGAATCTGACGTAAATCCTCATATGTTTTAGCCATTGATTCTTTATTTGAAGCATCCGTTGTACCAAATTTTGACATTACATATGCTATTACCGCTACTACAATTTCATCTTCTAAATCATCTTCATCAAATAAGATATTTAATCTATCCAAATCGTATAAACATGCATTGATATACGTTTTGATTTCATCATCATAAGCATGTGATTTAGCTCTTGTAGCAGCAGTTCTAACACGTTCTAGAAGGCTTTCAGAAATATTGAACGCCATTATCTATCACCTAAGCTTTCTTCGCACTGCTTTTTCGAGTAGTTTTCTTAGGCTCATCATCTAATAAAATAGGTTCATCATCAGTTCCAACAGGTTCTTCATCATTTAATGATTGTGTTCCTGTTTGACTTTCATCTTTTGTAACATCTCCATTGCTTAAGCTACTTTTTTTTTTAACAAGAAGATGTATTGAGGATCTAATACTTTACCATCATTGATAACCAATGCTTGAGTTACTTCCTCATTCTTTTCATAATCCCAGTACTTCTTCACACCAAACTGCATATTTGAGTTGATCGCATAGGCTTCTTTTCCAACCCAATACATTCCGAAATATTCACCGTTTTTTGCTTCATCAAAATCTTTGAATGTATCATTTTCAACGAAATTAACTGTTCTAGCTTTGAATGTTGCACGTTCTGCACCATCAATAGGATTATATGTTTCTGCATAAACAGGACGATTATTATCGTCGGCCAACGTTTTAATGTTTGCTTCATATGTAGCAGGAGTCATTACAAACTCTGGTTTTAATTTACGCATTGATAAAGGAATCTTTGCGAACAATTTTGTTTGCCATGATTTCCAATCTTTCATTTCTGCTTCCGTAAATTCAATAATATGATCGGCTTTAATACGACTACCTGATACTTTATTAGCTTCTGTTAAGATGCCTTCACACTCATTGTTTGAAGATTCACCAGTTAAAATTTCACGATCCATAGCTTCCAAATAAGCTTCTACAATAACTTCTGCTAATTTAGTTTCGAATGCATTTACAGTTAATACAGTTTGTAGTAATGTACGTGCTAAACGAATTTCACCAATCAAATATCCAAATTGTACAAATTCTGTAACAGAACCAGCCTTTTGACGATCAGATACTGTTGTTTCAGTAATACGTTTAAATGTAGCCTTGAATGAACCGATAGGATATTTAACACCACCACGGAAATTTGTATGTAATACTGCATTGTATAAGTAACCACGTGATTTACTTAATTCAGTCATTACTTTCTGAACAATTGTTTCAGGAATTAAAATACCTAGATCAGCTGCTACACCCGCTTCTGCACTACGTTGTCTTAAGATTTCTGACTGTTTTCCTTTTTGAACGAATTCCATGAATGCACTACGATACTCCATATCGTCTTCCATTCCTTTTTTACGTTCTGATAAGTTTGTAGGCATTGATGGATGTGCTTTACTACGAGCTTGTTGCTGTTGTGTAATAAAAGTACCTTCTTCATCTACAATAGATTTTGCCATAGTATCTAAGAACGCTTGACGTTGTGCTACCTTTCCTTTTAACTCTTTGTCACGTTTTTGCAAGATATCAAATTCTGCCTGTAACATTTCCAAGTTTGTATTAGGATCGTTTTTGTTGACCTCATCTTGAATTTCTTTAAATCTTTTTTGAATCTGTTCGTGATTCATTGCATTGAATGCTGCTAGTTGTTGCTCTGTAAACATTAATTAATAGCCTCCTTAATCTGCAACAACAAACTCAGTCTTTCTCGTTTCTTTTCATTTTCTTTTTTAGTCCGTTCTTCATCCATTAAAGACTTTGCCCTTGCTTCAATAGATGTTTGATCATTTGCAGGAATCGACACTGCCGAAACATCATAAATTTTTGATACTTTACGTGTTGTCCACATCTTTTTAGATCTATCATATGATTCCTCATCCACCATGTACCTCCATGACATCTGAGTAACCATTCCTGCCTGAATACTGTCGTACAAACGTTTTGCAGCTTCTGTTCTTCCTAAATCTGCTGCAACAAACAATCCGTGTTCATCTACTTCAACAATAAGTGAACCATTGCTTGTACGTGCATATACCATTCCTCCATGATCAAATTGGAAGATGATATCACTCATATCAGCGTTGTCCAAACTTGAACGCTCAATCAACTCATATACATCATTACCTTCGTAATCTCGATAAAGAACATAAGGTTCAAATGTTGTAGCATATCCTTCAACATAATATTGAGTATCAATTCGTTTGTTTTCCGTCACCGGGTTCATTTGGAACGGGATCGAGCGCATTTGGATTTTGCTGTGGTTCGGTTTCCCCATTGTAACTAATTCCTCCTTGATTTGATTTAGTTACCTGGATATATTCACCTCGAATAAAACGTTTCTTACCTTCATCATCTGGTAAAGGCGCTTTGTTCATGATATTTAATGCCCCATTCGTATCAATCATTCCTCTATCGAACATTTGAGTCGCAACATTTAATTTTGTTTGTGTCGAATCATACTGTAAACGATCACTTGTAAGAATGATTTCACTACCATTCATAATCTGATTTACGGAATATAACATTCCACTCAACACTTCTCCAACTTCAATAAAGAATGGTTCAATAATTGATTCATAAAATGCATTCCATTCATCAGGTTTATATTTATTTTGTAAAATAGCTTCACTAATTCCAAAATAGCTATATACACTATTTTCAATTGCCTGCTTCTGCTTGGCATCCACTAATAGTGGTTTACTTTCAATCGGTTTTACTTCATCAAATCGATTGTCGACAAGGAATACACCTGTTTCATTCTTGTTCAGGTTGTTTCTCAAAATCATGTTTTGTTGTTCTTTATAATCCTCATCATCGTCAATTGGTGTTGAAATTTTAGCTAAGAATCGAACAATAGAACTAGATTTGATTGCATTGATTGCTCCTTCTTCCTGAGCAAGCATCAATTTAGCTGTTGTATCAAATGCATCATTAATTTCACCAAAGTAATCATTTTTATACTGCATCTGCCTTAGATGTCCTACTTTGCTATATTCAATCAATTTTGTTTCGCCATAGATGAAATTAAAATAAATATAAACTACACCATTGATTTCTTTTAACTGACACTGACTTGGTACTGCGGGCCATAATCCCTTTATCATTCCATATTCATCTTCAATTGGAATAATGAAAGCATTGTTTTCTGTAAAATAGATAGTTGCCAATCTTTTATAAAATTGACTAGCTGTCATATAAGGATTTGGCTTTTTCTTAACCAAATAGTTATATATCTTGCTTTTGTAGTCTTTGTTTGTCAGTTCAGGTGAAGCTTTTCCACATGATGTGGCAATTCGATTGATACATGCTCTGCAAAGTCCAATCTCATATATTCCACCATCATATGATGAATACACTGGTGAATATCCACCTAAGCTTGCAAACATTGAATGTAATTGATTTTGTTTAGGTGCTGGCTTATTTAGTCCTAACAGACTTCCTAGCAAACCAAATCTTTTTCTTCTGCTTTTAGCCACTAATTCACCTTCCTTTTCTTGTTTTCAAGGCGGTACTTGAATGTATCCCACCATTTTTGTCTTACTGTATATGCATCAATAACAGATGCATATCCATCAATATGTTTTCTTGGATCAGTTTTAATCATGCGGACACGATTGTCCTCCGCAACTTTCTTTAATGCCACACTAGACATATGTGCTTGTAATAATCCATTTGTTCCTGTATGAACAAATCCATCTCTTACATACCCCGTAAATTCATTAATAACCGGTGTAAGGTTAGTACCCTGAATTACATCATCCATCTTGTATCCATATTTCTTCATATCATCCACAAGATACTGAGCCGAATAACGGTCATATCCAACGACCACGCAATAAATCTTGTATTTCTTACGTAGCATTTCAAACCATTCCGTTACATCTTCATACCGTACAAAGTTTTCCCCACTTGGACTTAAATATCCCAATTGAATAAATCTTGTATATGGTATTTTGTCTCTTTCTTCTAGCTCCTTGATTTTTAATGTTGGAAGCCAAAAATGAGTAAATATGTAATCCTGTTCTTGAATTCGTATAACAACAGATGCGGCTGTTAAATCGGTTGTTTGTGACAAATCAATTCCACCAACTGCATATGTATGTGCAAAATCTTCAAATCTAAGTTCTTCACCTTTAACTTTGTTAATATCTTCTGCACTAAATAACGCTTCTGTTGAATTCTGTTTGATATTCGCATATTTTGTTATGAATTCAGCCTTATATGTCGGTGAGCTATGTGCTTTTAAAATTTCATTCTGCAAATATTCATAAGAAACCGATATTCCAAGGTTTGGCATTGCTTTTCTCAATTCAATAGGATCATCCCATTTTTGAATATCATCAATCATATAAAAGAAAGGCAACATTTGTTTTTCATCAGACGTACCAAGTAAAACAGATGTTCCACGAACAAATAATTCATCATATAATCCTTCATCAATATAGTTTGCGGTACTTACAGGAATATAAAGTGGATCAGGTCTCGCACCACCTGCCGACAACATAACGTTGTACATTTTCATACCAGCTTCACCTTCCCATGCTGCAAACTCATCAAAGATTGTCAAATATGGGTTGAATCCATCTGATTTTTTAGACGCAAAGGCAATTGGCTCCCATCTACAGTTGTTCTGTTTCATGTAGATATCTGTTCTACGTTTTTTTACTCTTAGACTCAACGCTTTAGAGTGTTCCATCATTTGATACAGAACATTGTAAATGATCTGCGCTTGTTTTAACTTTGGCGCTATATTGTATATCTGCATACCTGCTTCATCAGATGTAAATCCAACATCAAGTTCAATACCTGCACAAAGAAATGATTTTCCTTGTTTTCGGCCCATGACCGTAGGTATTTCACGAAACTGCCTTTTTCCATTCTTATCAACAAGTCCGAATATGCACGCAATATAGTATTTTTGCCAAGGCTCAAGCTTCACTTTTGTTGTTTTTCCTTCTACGTGGTGACAAAACGTTTCAATAAACGCTATATGCATTTCCGCTTTTTTCTCATCGTAGAAGAAATCTCCATTTGCTAAACCTCTTTCAACATATTGAAGATTAAGCTTTATCCACTTACCGACTACATCTTCACCCGATTTAATACGTTCTTTATAAATATCTAGATATTTCATTTAAATCTGCTCATGAACTCATCCAATTCATCACCTTTTTTTCCGGATACTTCTGTCGTTTTCGATAGTGAAGTAGGTGACAAGCCAAGTTCTTTGCAGTATTTCATGATCTGATCACGTAATTGAACGGTAATAATGTAGTATGGCGAGCGCGATAAATTCGTTGCACCGCCCTTGTTCGTATATTCAACAACCATCTGTAGTGATTTGTAGCCATTTGCTTTACTTGAATCTCTCCATTGCTTCATTGTTGAATCATATTGGGCCAAGGCATCTGCAAGTGAATCAACCGCAACCGAATATTCAGGAGAAAATGTGCCTAAATTCTCTAGTTGTGAATTGATTCTTTTTTTCCATGCTCCTTTTTGCATTCATCATCCTCCCTTCCACATCCTATAAGCATTCCGTTTTCATCAAATTCAAAAGATGGTTTACGTTTGGAATGTTCTTCAGCATGGCATAAGTCACACAACGCTTCCAAATTAGAATCGCCAAATAGAATGTGTATATCTCTATAGTTGTCCTGGTCAATGTGCACTTTGTGGTGCACGCAAGTCGACCTGGTATAGATACCTTTTTTCAAACATCTTTCACAAAGTGGATGTGCCTTCCTATACGCTTTGCTTTTCTTTTCCCAAGCCTTGCTTGAGTAAAATTTTCTAGCATAATTTCTAGCACCTGTTTTTGTTGCTTCTGAACCATAATATTTTTTCATATCGCTACATTCAAAGTTTTGACCATAACTACAGTTAACAGATTTAAAGGACGACAAAAACTAACAGTAAATACTTTGAATGCAGTGATATGAAAAAAGACCCATGTTTCCACAGATCTTTTTTCAACGGGCACTAAAATGAAACAATCCAAGAACTACCTTGTTTGTTCTAGAAGATGTTTTCCAATCTTCACGACTACAGAATATCACGGTTTTTCCTTGTACACTGTACAAAATGAAGAAATTCAGATTTTACCCCCTCTCATGCACTCATGACCCAGTTTTTTT